CGTATTGCACATCGATGGCGAACTGGAAGCTTTGGCCGTTGATGTCGCCATTGCCCTCAAACTCCTGAAGCTGAGGGACGGAGATGGTGACCCGCACCGAGTCGACGCTCTCATCTGTGATCGTCCGAATGATCGGATAGTCCTGCTCAACTAGCTCGCCAACCGGGATCTCATTGCCAACGAAACCACTGCCCGATGGCAGCACGATCACGGACTGGTTCTGCGTGCCGTATCGAGTGCGAAGTGTTGCGCCGACAAAGTTGAGCCCGCTGGCACGGACAAAGGACACGCTGCCGCTTGTGGTGCTGGCGCCGCTGCCCTTACAGGTGAAGGTGTTGGTAGTAACGCTGTCGATCTTCCGAATACCGCCGGAGCCGGTTGCGCCGCCAGATTCAATCCAAATACTGATCTTCTGCCCTTGCGTATAGCCGTGGTTCGCAAAGGTGATGACGATGTTGCCGTCAGCTTGTGCGTAGGTGCCAGTCCTGACGGTTTCGTTCTGCCTCAGGATTTGCGTGTTGTTGAGGTAAACATCCTTCAGCAGCGTCAAGTTGTAGGCGGCGGAGCTGCGGTCCAATCCAGCCGCTGATGGCGTAGCAAAGCCCTCGATCTCGCCTTCTGAGATCAGGTCAACGATCTCGGCGTAGGACGTGTTGTTGAGGTTGTCGCGGTCGATTGAAGGCATCAGATGTCCGCCACGTCAACGGCTTGGCTAATTGTGACCGATCCCACTAGCGTCTGCCCGTAGACGATCGGCACCGGCACGCCATTGCGTGCAGTGTTCTGGATGCCGCTGAAGCTGTACGACTTACGCGGATCCTGCTCACCGTTATCGCCGGCCGAGATTTGCGGCACCGGACTGAGCAGTTGAGCGACGCCGCCAAGGGCGAGGCTCGAGCCGACGCCGAGCATCAGGGAGACACCGAGCGCGCCAATGCCAGGGATGAACGACAGCGCAATCAGCGCAACGCCCGCAATGATCCGCCCAACAGCGCCAGCGCCCGCCATTACGGGCGCGATCTTGATCTCTTGCTGGCCGGCCGGATGATGTAATTCATCCTCCACTAGGTCGTAGCTGCCCACGCTGACCCGGTAGTGCTGGTCCGCCATGTGATGCTCCAGCTTCGGCCAGTTAGCCATCAAGAAGCGCATGGCCTCCGCAGGCGTGGCCACATCAGCGTGCAGCACTCGCTTGCCGATGAACTTCGCCAGAGCGCCGTAGAGCTTAATCCTGCGAAGCATGGCGAAGCCTCCTGCCGACCGATTCTAAGATCCACCCACCGAGCTGATCGCGGCTGCTAAGGCGCCCCTGCAGGTGGTGAAGGATCTCCTGCTCGCCTAGGTACACCGCGCAGTGGTTGAGACCGGGCGACCCGAACGACATCAGCAGGAAGTCACCGCGCCGTAGATCTTCGCCAGCCTGCAGCTCACGAAAGCCGGCCTGCGGCCAGCAACGATCAAACAGAGGATCCGCCAAGAAATCAGCCGCCTTGGCTGGCCGCTCAAAGTCCGGCAGCGCCAGTGCCAGCTCGCGCGCATACCAGTCGCGCGCCAAGGTCCAGCAGTCGGTAATGCCCCACACCCAGCAACGGCCGGTCAGCGGCGCCTGGTAGCCCTCAGGACGGCAACCGCCCCATTCCCCGGTGCGCGGGTTGATGATCCACCAAGGCAGGCCGGACGCCTCGCACGCCACGCGGTCCGCCGTGCTGGGGTCCGGTGGAGTGTGCGGGTGACTGTGAACCACCGCCATGATCTCCCCGCGGTCCTCGCAACTAGCCCAGTCGTCTGGCGACAGGATGAAGAACTCGTTGCCCTCCGCCAGGTTGGTACAAGGCACATACCGCTCCCGGCCCTTGATGATGACCACCAGGCCGCACGCCTCGCGGGGATCCTCCGCCTGCGCGTGAGCCAGCGCAGCAGCCTGTGCCGCCGCGCCGATCACACATACCCTCCAACGCCAGGGAACGATCCGAAGGGCAGTGATGCCAGATCACGCGGCCGCACCGTGTAGGCGTCCGATCCGGTGAAGGTGTAGGTGGATGACGTTGGCGTGATCGGGACGTAGAACGTGGCCTCAACGGTGGCCAAGTGATCGCGCTGAAGCGCCTTGTTCAGGTAGACCTGCGTGTTCACGATCGAGCTGACCTTCGTGCCTTTCAATGCGCCGGTGGCAGCTACGAGATCACCGACGCTGATGCCGCTCACGCTGCTCAGCGTGATCAATGGAGACAGGATCGAGGAGTAAGTGCCACTGCGCGTCACCGCAGAGCCGCGCAGCAGGAGGTTCTCGGTGATGCTGAGCGTGATGATGTTGCCGCTGATGGATGAGATGCGGGCGCCGGCAGGGATCAGGCTGCCGCTGACGGTCATGCCTGCAACCAACCCAGTGGCGCTACTGACGCTGAGCGTGGTGCCATCCTCAACGCCGGAGATGCCCACGCGCAGCGTGCCGGTCTTAGTGGTTGAGGTGCTGGCCGTCGCCGCCACCGACAGCGTGAGCGAACCGCTGCCCTTGGCCGCCACCGTCGCGTTGGATGGCAGGCCGTGACCTCGGATGGAGTCGCCTGTGGCAATTCGAGCCAGCTCCGTCGTGCTGAGGCTGCCCAGCGTGGTGCTGCCTGCCGTGACGGTGCCCGTCAGCTGCGCCGGGCCAAACCGCAGGTCACAGCTGTCGAGCGTCTTGCCGCACACGTCCACATCGAGCACGCTGCCCTTGACCACGCCGGTGCCCCAAGCGCCTGACGTCTTGGGGCCGTAGTAGAGGTTGTTGGTCAGGTCGTAGTAGAACTCACCGTCAGCGCCTAGGCCGGCCGACGGGGCGCCGTTGCCGGTGTGAATGGTCTTGTCTTCTGCGGTGAAGTAAGAGGCCCTGTTGTATCCGCATGTGCTGCCGTCCCGGTAGTTCCATTGGCAGACGTTGCTGATGCACAGCCGCTTAGGTGCTCGGACGCCTTGCAGGTCAAACGCTGCCGCCAGCTCAAACTCCACGGCATCGCGGGTCTCGCTGACTTTGCGGCTGATGTAGTAAACCTCCTCCGGGAACTCAGCCGTAGGGTCCGGCGTGCCGTAGGGGTTGGTGTTGCCGGGGAAGTTAGCGGCGTCGAGGTATCGGGCGAGGGTCCGCTTGCGAATTACCTTGGCCCCCAGCAGATCGTTGCCCGGTGTGATCGCGTTCACGGCCAGCAGGATGGCCGTCAGCGTGCCCAGCACGTTCGCCACCACCAGCTTCGGCTTGGGCAGCTGCCCGGTGCCGGTGTACTCAAAGCCCGTTGCTTCAACCGGAAACGCTGTGTAGGTGTTGCCAGCCCACACGATGTTGCCCCCATCAGTCTTGCCGTTTACGCCAGCGTGGAATCGATAGACATCGTTGGAGCCGTGCAACGCCGCAACCAGCCGAAGCTCAAACAGCTCGATGACCGAGCTGGGGGCAACAGCTTGAAGCTCGCGGACAATCTTTTGATCAGCCATCAGCCTGCCTCAGCCACCTGCCGAAAGGTGGCGGTGATGGTGTTGAGGTTGTAGGCATCTGCCGTGATCTGCCACTCATCGCAGACGTACTGCCCCGCAACTGCGCTCCACAGCGGCGGGGTCCAGGTGAACGACTCCACACCAGCACGAGCTTGCAGGAAGTTGCGAATGCCGGTGGTCTCGGTGTTGTCTCGCGCCTTAAAGGTCAGCTGCCAGGTCTTTAGGTCAGTGTTAAGGCCAAACCGCACCCGCTGCTCGTAGCCGTCACCGAACTGCACCTGCCGCACGCGCGGCTTGCTCACCTCAGTCGGCGGGTACTCAGGGACGTAGGAGAAGGTCGCCATGATCAGGCTGCCAGCAAGCCGCCAGGGCGCTTCTGGCGGATGAGTTCATTCTGCACGGCCTGAGACACTGCGCGACCAAGGGCTTCGGCTTGGCCTGGGTTGCCCGCCACCTGCGTGCCACCGGATGCGTCCACGTTCACTGTGACGCTAGTGCTACCACCGCCACCAGCAACACCGAGCTTGCCGTCGCGGCCGCGGCGCAGCGGGATGATCGCCTCGGGGCCGGCCTCGCCCATCAAGCCATTGCGCAGCGCGCCACCGCTGGCGAACTTGAACAGCGTGGGTTGGTCCACGATGCCGCCAGCGGCAAAGGGCTGGATGCCGTTGGCGAAGGTGCCGCCGTTGGCGAACAGACCGCCAGAGAACAGCTTGGTGCTTGACAGAGCGCCAGCACCGCTGAGGTTCTTGTTTGCAGTCGCCAGAGATCCGCCAGGGATCAAGCTCTGGATGAACTGCAGGATCGGCGCGATGATCAGCATCCGCGTCACCATCCGCGTCAGGTCGTTGATGATCGACAGCGCGAAGTCTTTGAAGCTGAACTTGCCAGTGGTGGTCAGGCTGACGATCGCATCTTCTAAACCCTTGAAAGCGTTCTGCGCCACGCTGCTGATGTTCTCGCTTAGCGTGCCAATGCCCTCTAGGTAGGAGCTGATGCCGTCGCGTGCGCCACGGATTGCACCTTGCTGAGCCTCTGCTGCGTCTGTGAACTCGAGCAGATCAATCGCAGCCTGCGCCGCCTGATCGCCAATCTCCTTTAGCCCCTGCTGGTATTCCTTATCAGCTAGCGCGACGTTGCCCTCTGAGATTTTGTTGATCAGATCCTCAAATGGCTTGATGTCGATCTGACCGCCAGCCTCGTTGATCTCGAGCGCCAGCTCCACTACGTCGCGGGTGAGCTTGTCCACCAGCCGGTTGTTGTCGGTGATCGCCGCATTTCGCCGCAGCGCCAGCTCATCGAACTCATTGGCGCCCACGCCGGCATAGGCAGCATTGAGATCCTCCAAGCTCTCTCGCAGCTGCTGCTGGAGGCCCAGCGCCTTCTGGCCCAAATCACGCCGGCGCTCCTCAAGTCGCGCCTGTTCAGCAGCTGCGCGCTTGGCCTCAGCTGCTGCACGCTTGGCTGCGGCTTCTGCTTCCTTGTCTGCGGCTGATGTGTCCAGACCTAGGCCGCGGCCGCTTGTGCGGCGGCCGGTGCCGGGGGAGGGGGCAGAGCCAAATGCCAGTTTGTTCAGATCTTTAATGGCCTGTTGCGCTTCTGCGATGCCGCTGCTCACGCGGCTGGTAATGGTCTGCCATGCACCACCAAAATCACCAGACAAAGCCTGTCCGGCAGCCTGCACCGCCGCCACTACGTTCTTGATCAGCACATCCACCGCCTTGACCACGGTGTAAATCGCCACGGCAATGCCGCGAATTACGCCCTCAATCACCTTGAACAGCGCCGTCCAATCCTGATCGGTGTCGAACAGATCGCCAAACACCTCAAGGATCGACTGCAGCGCCGGCAGCAGCGCATCGGTCAGCTCCATGCCGAAGCCCTGCGTCTTGATGCCCAGCTCCGTGATCGTGTCGTTGAACAGATCAGAGCGCGCAGCAAAGTCATCGCTCACCTTGTAGGTGAACTGCTCCATGCTGTCTGCGCCTTCGTTCAGCAGCGGGATCAGATCAGCGCCAGCCTTGCCGAACAGCGCCACGGCAGCCGCGGCCTTCTGCGCGCCGTCTGGCATGTCCGCAAAGCGATCCGCGATCTGAGCGAGCACCTTGTCAGTCGGTGCCACCTTCCCGTTGGCATCTTTGACGCTAATTCCAAGCGCAGCAAACTGACGCGCCAGAGCGTCGTTGCCCTCGGCGGCCCGGACCAGGTTGATGTTGAGCTTGGTCAGGCCCTTGCCGAGCGTGGCCATGTCCACGTCAGCCAGCTTGGCTGCATTGCCGATGCCGATCAGTGCCGAAGCTGCCACGCCGGTCTTGGCCTGCAGATTGAACAGTTCATCGCCTGCATCAATCGAGCCCTTCACGATCGCGCTCAGGCCGCCCACTATCGCGCTGCCAGCGATCGCAGCACCGAAGCCGGCCACTGCACCCTTTAGGGATCCAAAGCGGTCTGCAGCATTCTTGACCTGCCCCTGCAGGCCCTGCATCGAGTTGCCAAGCCGGCGGATGTTGTTCTCGCCCTGAACGTCCGCCTTGATGCGGAGCAGCGCATCCATGTTCATCGCCATCTCAGCTGCTCCTGTCGTTGATGGTCAGTAACGCCGCCGCCTCCATCACCTGCAGATCCTCCAGCAGCGCGCGCGGGTCTTCCACTTCGTACAGTCTAAGGAGCCATGCCACGGCCTGATAATCGAGGCCGAGCACGCCGTTCATCGTGGTGCGCCACTGCGTCTGCAGGCGCAGGAACATCTCAACCACTGGCCAGTTCTCCTCAAACACCTCGAAGTGATCAGGCGGCCGCTCTGGCAGCACAAAGCCAAAGATCGCTGCGTCTGCCTCCGTTTCATCCTTCACGCCGCCGCTGGCCCAATGCTCGGCGGCCTCGATCAGTTTTTTCTCTTGGCTCCTTTGATGCTGTCGATGTAGGACTTGAGCACTGCCACAGCAAGGAAGGGCACCTCAAGCAATCGCTCCAGTGCTTGCTGGCTGTAGGGGATCGCCTTACCGTCGTCGCCGGTCACGCCAGACCAGCCGACCAGGACATCAGCCGCAATCTCAGTAATGCGGTTCAGATCGCCCAGATCCTCCAGTCGCTGCAACTCAGCCACCATCGGGCCGACCTTGCTCTGCGGCAGCCGCTTGAACTCAGCGTCAAACGTCTGCCGATCAAACCGGCCACCGTCGATGGGAATCTCGACAGTGACCGGCCAGATGTAGGAATCGCTCTGAGAAAGAACGAAAGGCATCAAAACACCTCGATGGAGAACTCGTCGTCGCCGGTACCATTATTAGACGGGAGCGCGACGAACGGCACCGTGCATTGGGTGATGCTGTTGGCCTCGACGTAGTTGATGGTGGTGATGTTGGCCCGTGGCACGGTCACCTTCACACGGTTGCCGGCAGTTGTGCCATGCGTCACGGTGCAGTTGCCAGTGGCGGAGGTGGTGGCAGCCGTGAAGTAGTCCTTAGTGGCCATCAGCACGGCATCGAACTGAGCGGTGCCGGTAGTGTTGCGGTTGGTCAGCAGCACCTCTTTGGTGTTGCCAACCAGCTCGCGGTACACCATGTCCATGCCTACCTGCAGCTCTAGGCTTTGCAGCTCAGCGGCGTAGCTGTGGAACTGGAAGCCGGTGGAGTTGGTGTTATTGAACACCAGCGGTGACTGGAAGCCGCTGTAGCTGGTGCCAATGCTCGAGAAGGCAACATCAACCGGCGACTGGTAGATGCCCATCAGCTCGAACTGGTAGACGGGGATCTGCCCCACCGCCATGCTGAGGCTCACGGTGCCGCGGCAGCCGATGACCTTGTGGGTAACGCCGTCGATGTTGACGTAGATGGTGCAGGAGTTGAACGACTCCGACACAGGCGCATAGGTGACCTTAGTGCTGGCAGTGACCGTCTCGGACATACCGCAAGCCTTCAGGATCGGGCCGTACTTGGGCACAGTGCCAGCAGCGCCAGCGCCGGCCATCTCCACCTCAAAAGTGATACGGCTGCGGACGTTGGCGATCAGGATGTCGCTGGCGCCAAAGTAGGGGCGCACTAGGTCGCGGTTGACCTGCTCGGCGTCGATCGGCTGGATCTCTAGGTTGCGCACCAAGATGGCGTTATTAGCGCCAGTGGGCGTGGGGTCCGTGCCGTAGGTGGTCTCAGTTTTAGCGAGGATCGCTCGCTTGTTGTAAAGGAGTGGCATGGCCGGGTTACCTCAAGACTCGGGGGAGGGTGCAGGGGCAGGCTCAGAAGCCTTGGGCGGTTCGGCCTCTAGCTCCGCTTGCGTAGGTTGAGGCTCCGTGCGGGAACCTTCCACCAGCGCGCGCTTGCCAGATTTTGGGTCGACGGTGTAGGTGCCGCCTTTGCCGTGGTTTGCGTCCACCATGCTAAGCCTCACGCCAGAGAGAGGTCCGCAGCCTGCGTGCGGTAACGGATGGAGTAGTCCATCATCACCACACCCGCCGGCTGGTCTGCTTCCATGTTATCGAAGGTCACTGTCAACGGGACAATCTCCACTACTAGGCCGGTCAGTGTTGCGCTGCTGAGCAGCTTCTTGTGGACATCTTCAACGATCGGATCGGCCAGCTGATCAGGCACAGCACCACGCACAATCACCGCGATCCGCACTGTGAGCTGCCAATCGAGCTTGGGCACCACGCTGTTGTCTGCCGTGTCCGTAAGCGGCTCGACCACAATCGCAGGCGATTCGCCGCGGGCGATCGGTTCCACCCTGCTGCGGTAAATCCGCGTGCCCACCTGCGTGGTGCCTGTGAGCGCCGTGCGCACAGCGGCCAGGATTGTCTCGCGGCGTGTCGTCATACCTTTTGCAATCCGATCTCAACAAACGCGCCATCATCCAGCTGGCGGGTCTCGCGCACCTGGTAGTTCACGCCGGCCACTGTGATCGCGTCGCCGTATTTCAAACCGCCAAAATCGGCAAAGCGTGCTGTCAGCGTGTAGTCGGTGCTCAGCACCATCTCGCCAGCCAGTACCTGCGTCGGCATGTCGAGGATGCCCAACGCTGAAACAGCGCCAGCGGTGCAGCTGACGCCGAAATCATCCAGGAACACAGCAAGGTCTTCAGTCAGCGCCATCGGCAGCCTCCGCCTTGGGCTTGCGGGTTGCCTTGGGCTTGGGCTCCTCAGCCGGGGCCTCAGTTGCCTTGCCCATGCGAATCAGCACGCCAGCCACGTCGTCCGCCAGGTCGTAGACCTTGCCGGCCTCCAGAGGCTCGCCTGCGGCGATCACATTGCGGGTTGCCAGGATCTTCATCAGACAAAAAAGGGGCCGGTTGCCCGGCCCCGGCTCCTATCAGGCGGTGGTCACGTCAAGGATGGCAGCGAAGCTCTCGGGGTGCCGCACAGCCACGTCGTAGGTGATGATCCCGCGAACCGAGGTCAGAGCCTTGGAGAAGTCGTCGGAATCTTCGCCCACGGTGATCTCGAGGCCGTTGCCCCAGAAGCCAACCATGGCCTGGCTGAAATCACCCATCAGCACAGCAGAGCAAACGCCGCTGCTGGTGCCCTTGGTCAGGTTGCTGGGAACCTGGTTGGTGACACCGATCGGGTAGCCGTTGATCTCGGAACCGGCAGGGCCGCGGCCGAGGGTGTTGCCGATCTGGTTCACCAGGAAAGGGCCGTCGCTGGAGGTGGACCCACCAGCACGCAGCTTCTTCAGGGCGCCCATCACCTTGGCGTTGGTGACATAAGACACGGCATCGCGGTTCACGGCGCCGTTGTCGATCATCACCTCGGTCTCAAGGTCCACCAGCTTCTCAAGCGTGATGGCGCCACCGTTGGTGCCCATCGCCACGGAGCCGATGCCGGAGGTCTGCATGATGCCGGTGGGCTGGCCGCTGGAGCCAGAACCGTTCAGGATGCCAAGATCGACAGCCAGGTTCAGGCCATCGGTCAGGTCACGGCGCACCAGCTCCTCGATGCCAGGGGTGCCCTGCAGCAGGGTCTGGCGGGAGTACTTGGACAGGGCTGCCAAGTTCTTGGGGGCCAAGGTCACCTGGTCGAAGGTGGACTCCGACTGAGTGATCGCGGTGGTCTGGGTGCTCAGGTAGTAGGTGTTAGCCACACCGGAGCGACGGGGCACAGCCACGTTGCCGACCAGGCCGGGCATGGTGCGCACGCCGAGGCTCAGCATCAGGGAGCCGTTGCGCAGCGCCTCGATGAAATCATCGGCCAGCAGGTCGGTGGCCACCAGGTTGCCGCCGGTGGTGGGGCCGGAGGTCACATAGGTGGCGCGTTTTGCCAGAGCAGCAAAAGGCACGAAGAAGGAGCGCTCGGCGGTCTTGCTGATGCCGGACTTCTCCACCTCGCGGGACAGCTCGCGGACCAGGCCGGCCTCGCGGCTCGACCAGTCGCCGGTCAGAGCGGCGCGGATGCCAGCGGTGATGCTGTAGCCGGCGCGCTCTTCAGATGCCATCTCCACAGGGGCGACGGTATCGACAGGCTTGCTGCCAATCTTTTCGAGCACAGCAGCGCGAGCCTCATCGAGGCTGCGGCCACCCTCAATCAGCTGGCGGCCGAGATCAGCCATGCCGTGCTTCTCAGTCAGAGCAGTGATGCCGGAGATACGGGCGCGCTCAGCTTTGGCAGCCTCTTGAGCCGCTTCAGCCCGCACCGCCGAGATGTCGGGGGTGTTTTCCATCGGAACCTCAGGTTCTGTTTCGGGGGTTGGTGATGCGGCGGAGGCCGCAGGATCGATCTCTAGAGACCGACCCACACCCACAGTGGGGTCTGCAGGTATGCTAACCACGCTGATCTCGTAGGGAGCCCAGCTGGTAGCGATGAAGTCGCCGCTGCCGCGTTGCTCCATTTCGTTGATCGCGTAGCCAAAGGATACGTTCCGGAGAACGCCATCCTTCACATCAGCCAGCACTTCCTGCGCAAACGCGTTGCGGCTGAACTTCACCGTGGCATAGCCACGCTTTGCCTTGCCGTCGATCCACGCCCGCTCCACCACGCCGATCACCTTGTTGGGGTCGTGGTTGAACAGCAGCGGCGCCGAATCGTTGAGGCGGGTCAGATCGGCGCTGCGCTCATCATGAGCCAGCACCTCATTCCCAAAGTAACGGGCGACGGGATACTCCCTAGAGAAGGGGAACCCGATCGAACGCTCGTCTTCGCTAACCGTGAAGTCAGCTACCTCGGCGCG